TCGATCATTTTAATAACGTCCACGCCATTGCGATTATTACAATGTGTAAAGTCTGATCCTCCCACAAAGCCAATGGTATTGCAATTTCGCCACCCATCGTCTTTCTGTAAAATTTGCGCCACCACTCGAGAGGCTTTCTCGTATCAAACAGAACGTGCAGAATAGAAATTATTACCGCAACCCATAAAGGAAAAACAATCGCCATTGCGAGAAAATGAATACCGCCATGCGTCCACGATGCCGGATGCTTTAGACTGGTTTTATTTTTTGCCATCCAGTCATTTTGTAGAATAAAATCAGCAAAAAGATGCAACGCTATTGCTATCATTCTATGATTATCTTTCCGTTGCCAATCTTTACCAGGTCTTGACCCATGTAGCGAGCTGCTACAAATGTCCCATCATTCAGCTTGACCCAAATCGTATCAATGTCGGTAACTTCGATCATCGTCCCCGAGTTGATTCGTTTCTTCACCGCACCTGCCCCGCCCGCGCTGGGCTGTGTTCTTACCGCAAGAGCGTTTACCAAAACTAATCCTTGCATAACGTCCTCTTTCTCAATATATGGTTCTGGATCGACCGGGCCGCCGTTCAGGCGCAATTCAAAATGGCTGTGAGGGCCAGTGCTATTTCCGGTATTACCTGTCTTTCCTATGATCTGCCCCTGTAAAACGTGTTGCCCTTTTACAACGCTAATAACGGAATTATGTCCGTAAATAGTTATGAATCCTTCGCCGTGGTCGATCCTAATTTGATATCCATATCCAGTAGAACCATAGTCTATCAAGGATATATCCCCATCGGCTGCGGCCTTAATTGGCGTTCCTGTGTTAACTGCATAGTCGATCCCGCCGTAGTAGTAAATCGTCCTGGGGACGCCGGTCGGATACGGAGCCCAACCGTTGGCTATTGCCCTGGCCATGTGTTCGGCGTATGTCTGGCTGATGTACTGATAGGTATCGAGCGGACATCTAAGTTTCATTCATCGCTCCATTTGATAGCTTTTGATAGTGTTTTGTGCTTAGGATATGCGAATACAAATAATATCATAATTCTGCTACGGCCAAATAGTTAAATGAGTAGTTATTTGCGCTGGTAAAATTTGCTTCTCCTACAATGTTTACAATTTCCTGGGTTGTCGTATTTGATCCTGTGAGGACTACAAGCCCACCGGACGAATCATTTCTGGCGCGATTTAGAGTTCCCGATCCGGTTGCTGAATTGGATGCCCAAATCGACAACACCGGAGCAGCAAACATCTCGGTCGGTAATGGAAATTTAGCCGAGCAATTTGTAGATACAGCCGCATTCCAGCATCCGACCGCTGTCTGGTTATATCCATCTGCGCTGCCTGGAGCGGTGTCAATGGCGTAAGATTTAGCACAATATCTCTGGCATAGTATTCGTTCCTGCGCGTACGGAATCGGATTCCAGTCCTGAACAGCGGCCGCGTCATAAAGACCGGCCTCTGACAAAAGCAGATAATCGGCGGCGTGAGCGGGCGCGTCTTCAGTCCAAACGAATACGATCAGGTTATTACAACTGGTTGAAATAGCGCCGGAAACAGAGACTTGCGTCCACGTATTATGAGTGGTCGTTACAGACGCGGTGCCAACCAGTGTTTTTGTGGTGGATGCGAAAAAGCCTGCTGTCGTGAATGTTGCCGACGTCCAGTCTGCCACAAGCTCGGATGTAACCGCATCCGCAGTGCCCGTCCATTCTAGTATTGCAATGCGCACTTTCATCGTCCCGGAACCGGCGTTCTTTACTGGCTTCACCATCATCTGGAATGTTTCCGTTTTCCCACGTTTGACGATGGAATCTTTGCTTTCAAGGATCGTAGCGATCCCGAAACGGTTTGTCGTGCCGCCAGCAACTAACTTGGCCGCGCTAGGTGAGTTGTACCCTCCCGCCACGCGCTCGATAGTTGCGTTTGCGCCCTGAATCAGCGAATACCACCTGTCAGGGGCGTTGTAGGCGTCGTCAGTCATGGCCGTCGCGGTTGTTGGGTTTATGCGCTGGAAGAAGTCAAAGCCGCCATTGATAAGAAGGTTGCGGACTGCTCCGCCGCCGCCGGCCGGTGTGCCACCGACAACGGTTGTACCGTCTCGCTTCAGATATTCCCCGTCGCCAATAGTTGTGATATCAAGCGTGGTAGGCCCGGATGTTTCTGTTATCTGTGTGGCTGCCCCGCCTCCGGTGGTCATCAATTCCCATGCAACGCCATTACTCACAAATTGCTTATTTTCATCCTGTGCCACAGTTCCAATAGTATCCGATGAATCATTCTTCACAGTCCAGGTATTTGCATCTGACGATTCGTTCACAACAACGAATGAATGATTTGCAACCGCCTCTGCCGGAAGATATAAATTCAAGGAACCACCAACAGCAGTTAAAAATTGCAAGGGCATATCCGCATCTGTCAATGTCACATTATCCGAAGATGATAACGTTCTAGAATACCACCCCCTGAGTGTACCAAGTTCAACCTCATCGTAAAGGTCGTTTACATGTGAGGCCATTACATCATCAACACCGTCTACTACTGGAGTCCAACTAACTGGCATAATTCACCTCTAATCTACCTTGTAAAATTGCCGGAATACTTCTGGAATATTGTCAATATTTCCACCTAACATTGCATAAATTTCAGCGTAGAGTTCGGAGTAGCCGCCCCAGCCTTCCGGTTCGCACTTGATAAATATTCGGCAAGTTGTTTGCTCGTGTTCGCTCCCGATTCCAGGAAACTTGCGAATTCGATAACTCATTTCATCAACTGAGTTATTGGTATCAGCGACAATTCGGAATAGCTGAACCGCATCCCTGAATTCTTGTGTTTCACTTCTACTGTTATCGAAACCATGGGCCGTCTCGTGAAGGCAGGTATAGGCATCCTTGCAAACGACCACATCCAGAACGGGGACATAAAACCCATTGAGACCGGAATAGGAATAAACCACCACACCTAAAAACAAGGTGATTATTGATATACCGATCAATGAGATTTTACGCAATTTGGTCATGTTTATACTATACCATAAAGACTAAAAACAGAACCAGCCACGAATCCGCCGCTTGCTCCTGGATATATGGATATTTTGTTAATTGCAGTTGTGCTTAGCCAAACGCAAGAGGATCTCCTAACATCCCAAACATTTGAGCTATCAGATGTTTCCAAATAACAAAGACTAGAGATGGTATCAAGCAGCTTAAATGCAGATGTGTTTTTATATCCCGGTATAATAATTTTCAGAATACCAAATCTACTAGTTTGAGTTGCGTTTGCCCCCATTACAAATCCTACGTCCATCGCGGATACTACCCCGGATTTTGCTGTCGATACAGATGTTCCGCTATTTGCCAGTATTTGAGTTGAATAATTATTGCCGGCATCATCGTTGCAACGAGATTGAACAAGTTCGGATATATAATTACCGCTTGTTTTGGCAACACAAATCATCTCTATGCTTTCATAAGTATCTGGAATAGAACTAAACGATATTGCCACAGATGTTTCGGTCAGTGTTTGTTTTTCGATAAGATGATATCCGTTTGCCGCAAGAGTAGTTATACTAGCTTCGGCAGCTAGAACCCTCGTTTCGTGGTCGCTGAAATTATCGCGCAAATATGTGTTTTGATTCGCGGCAGTCCACAGGTCGCCGGTTGATACGGAAGGAACGGCACTATACGCCATGTTTCGCCTCTTTCAATTGTCGTTTTAGTTCAGCAACGGATTCGCCAGGATTCCAGCTGCGAGAAAGACCCGGATAGATCGACTTCGCCTTCAATGCCTTGTCTACCGCGTTTGCTCCGATAAGATCATTCACCGGCCTGCGGATTAGTTCCTTTTCAATATCCGGCATATTTTTCGGGAATATAACTTTTCTTGCAAGTCCTTCAAGGGTAACATTCCCACATGACAGGCAGAAGAAGAACGGATCGTCAGGATTAACGTATTCGCACCCGTTACAATCTGGGCAATCCGCAACCCACCTGCCAAAGTCAATCCGCGCATTGACGGTTTTTCGTTCGGCCACTTTTCCGGTGAACGGGTATCGGATCATGTTTTTATGGAATCGTTCAGACGATTGTTTTAGTACCCAATCCCTGAGCGATTTCTCTCCCTTTGCGAGCGCTAAATGTTTACCATTTACAATCATTTTTTCACCTAAAATGCGAAATAAGAATCTGTGCCGATTAGAACCGGGAACGTCCATTGAACCGTAGCCGGTGGAATAGGTTCCACCTTCACGGTTGTCAGGATGGATGAAATGTTATTATTCAATGATTTATGCTCGATGCTCCCAACCTGATAGACGTTATTTATTCCACGATAAGGGATTGAAACCGATACCCCGGAAAACAGGTCAATGGGAAATTGCAGGGTTGGTTGGAATTCAATCTGCATTTCCGGAAATTCTCTTACAAGGGGAAGGCTATCCACAAGATAATTGATAAAAGATTGGGCGATATTCAAATCCTGAAACATATCTGATTCCAGAAGGAAACTACGCTTTTTATAGATTGCAATTGAGGCAGCGTCTTCGCTTTCGACCGATGTAGCGTCTGGAACATAGGCCGCTATTCCATTGATCTTGAATAGGGTGATAAAACCAGATGAAGCCGACCCACTCGTTATAGTAAGTTTAGCTCTTTTAGCAAAGGTATCCATCGTTATTGAAAAATCGCTTGTTATATCAACACCTGTCCCGTCTGCAAGTGTATTCATGGTGTAGTCAGAAGTTGCTATCGGCGTTGTTACGGTTATCGCTGGAACAGACTCGTTGTTATAACTGAATTCAGCCCAGATATAAATCGTTTCTCCGGCAGTAACCGATGTTTTTTCCTGCAACTCCCAAAGCGTAGTGGCAACTTCTACACGGGGCTTCACATTGATCTTTATCGAATTTCTGATATTCTCATAAGGCTGCGGGATATTTATTTCTGTGTGAATATCGGACTGATCCAATGTCACGGTAGCGGTATCAGAATGAGACCGGCTTATGAATGTGGCTTTCCCATCGGCGGCGATAAAGAATGTCCCAAGTACACACTCCGCAAGTTCATTGAGAGCATCCCACGCTGTGATACCATCCGCCCACCAATAAGGGATCGTGTCCGTTACCGCGTCAATGGCTCTATCGGCGGCAGGCCATCCGACTTCATCCAGAACAAATCCAATCAAGGTATCAACTTGCTGCGATGTCTGAATGGTCATGGATATTGTTTCGTCCATCAAGATTCTGGTATCGTCCTCTACGGTTATTTTCACCTGGTCGATTCCGCTGATAGGTTTTATATCCGCAATTCTACCCGTGATAATCGGGTATTGCGTGGCGGATGTTCCAGCCTTTTCTTTCAATGAAACTTTCCGTCCAGGAAGAATATAAGGATATAAAGGAGAGCCAGTATAGAACGGGTCATACCTGCGGTCATAGTTATCCAGGGTGATAATTGCCCGGCCAACCCCGACACGCTCAAATCCTACTCCATCTGAATTGATATAATAATTTCTTCCGCGTGACACATCCAGATCAATCATACGGTTGGCTTCGTTTGATCCGTCAAACGATCCGTCACCGTCCCAATCGATTTCAAGCGCCCAGAGTTCGTTCGTAGTCGCGTCAAGACCGTACTTGTCAAGCGAATACCTGAATGATCCGTATCGAGCCATTATTTCCGCGCCTTCCTGAGTGCCGATTCAATGAACGGGATTAGTTTCTGTTCGGCTTCCGCGCGGTCCGCGAGGGAGACCAGGGGGGAATAAACCACAGTCACAGCAACCTGCGAACCGCCAGACCTTGAAGAAGCGGCCACAGCAGGCGAACTTACCGCGCCTACAACCGACTGAGTAGCCATAACTGGCATTGAGGATGCACCGCTGATACCAAGAGCCATCCCGCGCATCATCTGAGTACCAATTCCCTCAAACATAACGGAAGGGGAGCGAATACCAAGTGCATTCCTGGCGGCGTTGTACGCGGACGTGGCCGCGTTTCTGGCGGCGTTTACAATCGAACTTACACCGGCGACAATCCCGTTTTTTATACCGGCCATCATCTGAGCGCCAATCTCATTCCAGTTTGCATTCAGAAAAGCGTTCTTTATATCGACAATACGCTTGACTAATCCTTGCCAGATTTCAGTCCAAGCGTTGACAAAGTAATCCTTTATAGCACCTAGCAGTTTGAACCATTCGGTATAAATCCGTTGTAGGTTTTCCCATGCTTGCTTTCCAAATATTACAATTGCCGCAATCAATAGGCCTATCGCCGCAATCAGGCCCCAAACAGGAAGGGTGATACCGCCTATAAGAACTCCGATTGCGGTGAAAGCAGGCCCGACAATCGGCCCTATAAATCCAGCGAATGCGCCCCAGGCTGTTGTCAATGCTCCAACAGCCGTTATGATCTGTCCTATTACAATCAGAACAGGCCCGGCGGCAGCAAGAACAGCAAGGAAGCTGATAATGGCCTGTTGTGTTCCAACTGGAAGAGCGGAGAAACCGGCCACGATTTTACCGAGTGAATTCGCCAGGCTTATCAGCGCGGGTGTCATTGCCTGAATAGCAGGTACAAGTGAGGTTGCAAGTTGATCCCCAAGTTTCGACCAAGCTTCATTTACGGGAGCGAGAGCGGTTTTTATTTCCTCATTTTTAAGCAGGAATCTTTCCAAATCCATAAGAGGACGCGTAAAGATATTACTCATTCCACGCCCGACACCCGACAGGTCGCTGCCTAAACTCTTGAGTTTTGAGCTGACAGAAGATAACCCTTTAGCTGTTGAATCTTTCGCTACTATTTCGATTTCGATTTTTTCAGCCACCAGATTTCTTCCTTTCTTTTGCTAGTTTTTTATCAATCTGATCTTTCTGATATTTCCATCTTTCAAACCAGACCGCCGATCCATTATGTACTACCCACGGTGGAACACCCCAATCCTCAGCAGCTAAAAGTTCCTGACTCCAATCAGGCGGTTGGCCGCTGCCATTCACCCAGGCTAAGACCGCCCGCCTTTCACTTTTGGGAGGATTGATTCTGTGAACGTAGAAACGGCTTCGTTCAATTCTACGGCGTTCAATTCCATGAGTAGTTCACTGGCCTTATCTTCTGGGATAGGTTCGCCGGAAGCATCAACCATAAAGCGACTCATCAATTTCACGCCAGCAGATAACGATGTTTCAAGCGCAATCAATTCTCTTGTTTTGATCTGTTCAAGCTCTACTTTGAATTTCATAACTCTCCTATATGGTAGCGACTTCGTTTACAACAACCATTGACGCGAACAGCGCGGAGGTTGAATTGTACCTGGCGATAAAGTGCCCGGTTACAACGTCATTACCGTCGATTTCATCAATCTTTTCGAACGTGTCCCATTTCCCGGCAAGGTTGATAATCATGGATTTGTAGGTATAAGTCGCCCCGGCGGTAGCAACCGCGCTGCCTTCACAAAGCAGTTTCAATAACCTGGCGGATTTTGCCCGCCATTTAGCTTTTTCGGCCGTTGCGGTGGCGTTGTGTTCAAACGTAACGTCAAGTTTGATTTCAGGCTTTACCTGTTTCAAGAACGACAAATCCAATCTACCGGAAGCGGTGAGGACTCCTTGCCACCCTGTAATAACCGCAAGAGTGGCATTGATCAGAGTATCGCTGACTAAGGTAGTACCGATGGTGTCCGAGCTTTCATCGATGTACAATTTCGTTTTCGAGAAAAGCATGTCCTCAACGGTTTGTAACGTAGCGGATTCAAAGCCGTCGCTATCAGATGCAACCTCCCTGCCGTCCCAGGTGGCCTTGACTTTCCATGCTTCACCGGCATTACCAGACAGTGTAAATTCTTTGACATATCCAAATGAGAATTTCTCGACTTCGTTATTGTCGCCACATTTGAATGAAATTGTCTGTAAGTCGGTCGAGGCGAATGTATCCGATGAAACAATCGGCCAGGTGTAGGTACGGATAATATCCGTTCCCGTGTCCGTTGTGGGAGTTGGATTTCTGATAGCTGAATCCAGGATAAACGGAAGTTGCTCAAACGTGGCTTCTACTTCGTCCATTTCAAGGGTTGCGCCGGTCTTTGGGAAATATTGCCGATCAGTTCCCCCGAATATCCCAATATCTTCCTCTGGAAAAACGCTTTCTCTGGGATCTTGAAGCGTACCAACCCCGCGCCAAACATAATAATCAGATGTTGGCGTACCCTGCGTTGTTTCCTGGCTCATCTGAATTTGTCGTAGTGCTTTTATACCGTTAGCCATTTACTACCTCCTGGGGTTTTAGTAACCCCATTCCTATCATGTCTGAAATAACCTTGTGATCAATCATATTACCGATATGCCTTGAATATCTCTTTGCCGTTGTGAGCTGCAATAATCCAGCATCATTTACGGCGTTATCAAACGGTTTTTCGTTTGCCATTGCTTCATTTGTGCGTTCAAGGAAAGGTACAATCACACCCGCCCGCGCCATGAATTGGCAGTGGTGGGCGTAGCAATAAGCCTGCACGCCCTTATAGGTTACGCGGTGGTCTATATCGTCTTTGGCAAATCCTAAATGCCAGTCGTAATCCCGTTCAACCGATGTGCAGAAATCCCGCTCTTCTTCTTCGGTTACAAATATTCCCTTTTCCATCTTACCGTTCTTTTCAGCCCATTCCTTTGTAGCAGAGCATCCCCAACGTCCCTGAGTACGGACGGGATAGCAGGATACCTTGCCGACTTCCGGGAATGTTTCCAGCAGCTTCTGGCAGGCATCGAACCAGCCTGGATAAAAGAGCATGTCATCATCCGACAAGGACATAATCGCATCGGTTCTGACCATGCGGAATAATGCAGCCCTAGCGCTGGACTTTCCCACGTTGGGAGAAAGTATCAATGTTTCGGGTTTGTATTCATCCCGCAGCCAATCTGTTAGGTCAGAACACGATCCGTTATCCCAGACCATAACAGGGATGCCAGGCGCGCCGAAGCGCATACTTTCAAGGCAGGCTTTTATAACATCCAGCCTGTGCCGGTGATACCCGAACCGATTAGGCAGGTGGGTAATAACTGCCATGATCCTGGTCGGCAGTTCATCAACCGTACAAGCCCTGAGAGGATTATGCCCGATTCGCAATGGCGGCCTCCATGATTTCTTTACTTTTCTCTCCGCCGGCCATTCTTACAAGTTCATCAAGTTTAGCCATAAGGTGTCGGTTCTCTTTATAAGCTCCATCAAATAGCCCGACCTTGATTGATTCTTCTACGTATTTTGCAACGGCTTCTATAAACATATTCATGCGATTTTTACGCTTCGCCGCATTGGTTGTACCCATAACAATCTTGAATTGTTGTTCGCATTTCTTCCCAAAGTCGGTCGCCATCAAAATAGCGGCTTCTTTGTCTTTGGTGAATGTGGCCGCCGAGAATTCAAATTCCTGGCGGCTGAACAGGTAATCACCGGTCGCCTCAATCTGGACATCCGCTTTCTTTTTGTAGCGGATAATCTCTTGCTGTGCTCCGCGCTGTAATCCGAACATTGCGCCAAGCTCTGATTGTTTTTGAAGTAAAGCGATTAGTTCCTTATGGTTTTGTCCCGTTTTCATAAACGTGGCGAATAAATTATTTGATTCCACGCAAACTTTATTGTAGGTATCGAAGGCTTCTTTCAGCGGTTTTTCGAGTTCCTTTATGCGCTGGTCGAAAAATGAATACGGAAACTTTACATCACCCTCATACCCATAGAGCGGGCAGTTGAGAATATTTCCGTGGAAGTCCACATCAACACCCGCTCCGTCTGCTACACCGATCCAATAAGCGACACCTGGCCGTTGGTGTTCGTATTCTGTATTGGTTTCCATCTCCACGCCGTAAATCTCAATCCGCTGGTATCCCTGAACGATCCCAAAGGCAATTGAGTATGCCGCGCTGGAAGTAAGGTATCTATGACCTAGTTTCAATACTTCCTCAATCGGGTATCTCATAGAGTTGGGAACATCGTCGTACTGTTCCTGCATCAAGATAATAGGGGTTTTGCCGGACTTCAACCACTCGTAATGATTCGCATCGTTCCTATTACCAGGATTGCGCCAGATAACGGGCAAGTGCATCTGTGTAACGTAATCAGCCCGCTTGACCCAATCCTGCTTCATAGCCTCATTGAAAACGACAATATCGCAATCTTCCCGCGTCCAGTCGAATTCTCCACGCGTGCGGGGGTGAGATCCCATAACGATCAAGGTATCTTTCATGCCGTCACCATGGGGGAAAGAAGGTTGAATTTTACAGGGATCGTAAAGCTCACCATTTGGGTAATGACAGAATCCCAATCAGCAGGCATGACCGTAAAAGTGGCGGGATACACGATCGTACTCACCGTCCCTCCCAGAGTGGGATCACCTCCTAATCTTTGAATAAAATCAGGAATAAATGTATCGATTTGCTGATATGTATCTCTCAATATGAGCCTCGAAAAATGAATATCCGACGAAATGTTTAGTGTAAATTTAGTGTCGGTTGCATTCATTTCTGTTATAGCTCCGCCAGATACGTGTGTTATCACCATAGGTAGAATACTTGAATCGTCGGTAGGATAATTAGGAGCATTTCCTATAAAACGAGTTGCATCTATGGCAGTCGCCTTCGCGATTGTCTGAATTCTTTGAATTGCATTATCAACAATACTCATACCATATTACCTATGATGTAGCTTTCAAGTATAGTTTTTATGTCCGGGTCAAGGTTTTTTGTGATCCTAGAGTAGACCAATTGTCCGGTTACAGAACCTCCGCCTGCATCCTGATACATCTGTTTCGATCTTCCGAACCAGCGCATTGCCTGAATCTTACAGGCCATTTTCACATCATCCGGTGGGGTGGCTGAATATCCAAACTGACCGACAACCTTGACCGCTTTTCTAAAGTGCGGCCAGGTGTATTCATCCCCATTCCAATCCATAATCAACCTTGTTATGGGGATACCTA